AGAATGTAAATATGTTCCATATACAGGATATTGACCAGGCGAACTTGAATCTGTTGTAACTATAATTCTGTTGCCATAATGTTTATTCAAACATTTTTGTATTGTCGATAATATAAAGAAATCTGATATCTTTGAAATACCTAATAAATGTAAATATTCTAAATTAACTTTTTCAAATTCTCTATTTTTTAACATTAATGCTAATGCCCACATGAAGTCAACTAATTTTTGAGGACCTCCAATAGCCCAACCTTGGAATTCAAAATGCTTAAATTTTTGATACCACCACTCATACTCTTGCGGATTGGAACCTTGTAACATATTTAAGAACTTTGTCTTACCTGATTGATTCTTTTCAAACCATGCAAAATTATCATAACTAATATCTGCACATTCATAAAATTTATTTTCATATACTGTCTTAGGTGGTATATCTAAATTAGCTGCTACATCTGAATTAGCTTCTAACCAATGAAATATCTTTTCTCTCAAGTCATCACTATATTTCAATGCACCAGTTGCAATTTGATATCCTCCTGAATCTCCGAATACTAATGAATCTTTACCTAAACCAAATTGGTCACGTATATCCATCTTCTTATAATAATGTCCTGCTGTTATTAGGAAATTCTTATGTCTAAATTCTTCCGGATAACTATCATCATAAAATCTACATGTAGTTCCATTTGATAATTTTGTGTCCTTAATCAGCGACGACGCAAAGCCGCCGGCTGATAAAGACGGGAAGTAAATAAACTCTTTTTGTTTTTCTTTGTTTTCTTTTTTATCCATTAAATAATACCTTTTTTAATCCATTACACGAAAAGTAATTTTCATGTAAACTATTAGCTAATTGTTCTATTTTGCCTGATTCGGCTATTGTATCATAACGTTCCATCCATATACGAATCTCTCTTATTAGATGATCTTTATGTTTAAGATATGACTCCCAAGATTCTGTCCATTCACTTGGATATTTGAATTCATCGGAATACATTTCTGTATAACTTAATCTATTAGGAACCATTGGTATTGCTCCGGCCAAAGCTCCTTCATAGCATGAAATGCCTAACGTCTCTTGCAAGTTTGCGGAAAATACCATTTTAGATCTTTCTAATAAATCATGATATTCCTTTTTTGTAAAGTCATGTTCTTGACATACAATAAATTTATATTCTGGTAACTCCTTTGCTAAATCTTTAAATATCTCTGGTTGTTTCTCAGGTGCAATCCTATGAGGAAATAATATGATATCTTCTTTCTTTTTAGGGGTAAACATTTTATTCAGATATTCCATTGGCCATCCTGTTCTAAAACATTTAACATCGCCATATCCAAAGTTTCGTCTAAACATTGATAGATGATCATCTGACGCAAACCAATTATAATCTATTGCTTCAGCTAATGATTTTTCAAATGTCTTAACCCATTGATCATTAATCAATCTACCTAAGAAATCATTAGGATCATAATTACCAGCATGCCATAGGCCATGTATTTTGATAGGAATCTGTAATAGTTGGCTCATATACTTTAATTGTATAATACTTGGATTCCATGCATCTGTATAAATAAAATGGTCTCCCGGCTTAACCTTGTTATCACAAAACAATCTACCTATCTTAACCATTTGAGCACTTTTGTAAATATTAGTACCACCAAAGTTTAAAAATGCACCAGGAGTAGTTGCTTCAGGAATATCCGTAGGTCCTTCTATAACTTCTACATTATATTCTCCAAACGCCATTACTCGCATCAATTCCGGAAAATGTTGTTTCCATTGACCAGTATATCTTGTTTCAACTGCTTCTAAATCTACTATCCAAATATTATTCATATATATCGTATTTGTAATCGTCCGGTGTAACTTTCTGCATATTTTGTATACTTGCACAATATAAACTATAAGGAGCATGTATAACCTTTATACTATCATTTTGTTTTAATAATCCTACTTCTTCTTCTTCTAACATATACATAATATGAGTCCTAATTCTAATCATAGGTGGAATATTTTTCAACATACCAGGCGTACATTCTAAACTAATTGTTGTACCTGTTCTATCAATAAACTTATTCATCCAATCCCAATTCAATTTAGAATCTGTAGCATCTGTTATTAATTGTTCTACTGCTCCGGAGCAAAAGTATATATGGGGAGCTTTGTCCATATTAAGACCTTTAACATTTATATCTGCTAAAAATAAGGTCTCTACATCTGTCAATCTACCTTCACATTCTTTACCGTACCAGTACTTTCTAAATCCTATCATATCTTTTTATTATATTATAATATAAGAAATCTTTTTCATCTATCCTAATTAAAATTGGAAAAACTTTCCTAAGTTATTATTTTCTGGAATTGAACCCCATTTCATTGCAGCATAAAAATCATTTAACTTATTTGAGAATGCTGATTTGAATATCTTTTCATAATCTATATTATCTTGCACAAACTTTTCAATTGGTGCAGGATCTTCAAACCCTTTCAATGCCATGGTATCTAAATTCATTGAATTTGGTTTAAGATATGTCCATTTAATCTTTTCGCCATTAATAATACCTCTAATGGTTTTTATTTTATGATGTTTTAACATATCATTGTAATTTAATGCCGACTTAACATGTACAGGCGTTCCTTTCATTCTTATTGAAAATGGAGAATCTCCTTTCCTTGTATATTTCTTAACATTTTTTACGCCGATAGGAAACATTACATCCATTAGTCCTAATGTTTTCATATGTTCTTTGAAAGCTAAAATCTTACCATCTAATGTTACCTTATCAATATCATTTAACATGTCTTCTAATACTTCGGCCATAAATCTTCTAAATGAAGGCGGAAATGATGACCTTACAACATCAAGGCCTTTTACATCCAATTTTGATACAGTATGGCCTTCGACATTAATAATCCATTGGGCATATCGTTTCTTTGCAATCCATAGGCCGGCTTTTGCAACATTCTCTTGCTTTATATCAAATCTATGAATATCTACATTATGAAATCGTTTGCCATATATATCATATGACCTATTCATAAAGTCTTGTACCTCATCTGCAATTTCAATTGTTTTATCAGACATCCACTTCTCATCTGTTATATCATAATCTGGATATCGTTTTTCAATTAATGGCAATGAAGAAAAGAATACTGAATCTGTATCTATGTAAATATTATAATCTTCTTTTTTACCTAATTCTTTTGCATAAAAATTGTTTCCTACATCAGCTGTAAACTTAATTAACTGTTGACCTGTACTTGTAATAGCTGTTGCATTATCTGGATCAAAAAATCTAAAACTAGGATTACCTAATACTCCATAGAATGAATTTAAAAGAATTTTAGTTACCAATTGCATCCTATCATAATATTCTGCTTTGGCATCATTCCCTTCTTTTTCATATTTTTTTCTTAAATTTTTATACTCTACACGTTCCGCAAACCAATTATCTAAAATACTCGGAAGAAATCCTTTAATCTGCGTATCATATACAACTCCATTAGCTGCTATAGAATATTTGTTAGATTCTAAATATTCTCGTAAGTCATGACTAGTTTCCCATCCATTCCATTGATCGGAATAATGTTGTCCTGTATTCTTAATATATCCTTTACTATCAAAGTTTTCTAATTTTGTAACTTTAGTTTCTGGAGATATGTTAAGTGTCATAATAATACTAGGATACAGCGATGTTAAGTCAAGGTCATATACCCATTTATAACGGCCGGCATTCGGTGCCTTAACATATGCTCCTAATAAGTTGAGCTCTTCGCCCGATCGGGGTGGTCTGCTCGGCGAAACAATATTCATTCGTTTCATATATGTTAACGCCGCACCATCTAAATATCTTGTTGGAAATAAAAAGTCCTCATAAGGAACATGGCCTTTATGACATATACTTCTTGCCAAATCCATTAGTTTCATCTTTTGATCTATCTCCCATACCAAATCAACATCATTCATGTTATAATCAATATAACCTTGAATATCACTTTTCATGAGGTCATCTAATGTTCCTTCATATTTCATTTTACCTTTACCTAACTCTTTTTGAGATATAGCTTCTAATGAATAACTAGACTCTTGTGAATATGTAAAGTTTTTATACAATGCCATATAATCCAAACACGAAACTCCTGATATCCTGTATCTGTTTCTATGTTTTAACCATATAACATCATTAATCGGAGATAATGTTCTTGCTTGCTTTTCTCCTAAGATTTGTACCATCCTATTATAAAGATATGGTATATCAAAAAAGTCAATATTCCATCCAGTTATCAAAGTAGGCTGAATCTCATAATATTTGAATAAGAATTTACTTAACAATGTATGTTCATCTCTACATGAAATAACTTCATATCCTGGCTTAGATAAATTTTCTACTACTTGGTCTTTATCCAAAATCCATACACATCTTTGATCGCCTGCCTCATCAAAAATTGCAATAGATGTTACTTCATTTTGAGCTTCTTCCGGAGTTGGAAATCCAGATGCAATATCTACTTCAATATCAATAAATAAAGGCCTATGTCCTACAGATGCTTCATCTGAATCTGTATACATATCAATTAAAGT